GTTCATAGCTCGGGGGAAAACCGAGGCACCCAGGACATCCTGGGCCACCAGACGCAAGGACTTCGCGTCAAATGAAGGCGTAGGCTACAACCAGTAGCCGTACGACTCCCACTGCACCGCAAGGGGCTTTACAACCCCCCACTTGACAGTCCTAGAACGTCGTGAGACGGTGGACAAGTCAAGACTCCTCCGCTTTGCGTCCAGATTAACTTCAACCCTTGATTTGTCAAGGATCGATAGGTTCCGGACCATAAGTGGAGGCTCTTCAGGACGAAAGTTACCAAAAACCTCTTGATAACCTAGGGCCTTCCAACCTTCCCAGCCATGCTTCGCCCGTTGAGGGCTGCACTCGTCGAAGTCGCCAAACAAAGCGACATCGCCGAAATGTTCTGGTATTGTTGGACGCCGTAAAACCTTAGGAAGCAGGTTAACGGTCGCTAAGTAGCTCACTTTCAAACGTTTGTCAAGACCGAAGGGCGTTCTAGCCCAACGGCGAATGGCATTCGCGGTAGATATGAGCCTACTTGAAGAGTCTACATCACGTCTGATATAGAAGGGTGTAACGTCGATTCCGTTGAAATAGTGTTTACCACAACTTTCACGGAATGGTCCTGATACGTGAGTCTTTGTTGTGTTGGGAGTAAAACCCCACCACCGCAGCAACCACAGGACCGTATGGCAAATTTCCGTGGAGACGATGATATCGTCCCCATAGATTGCTAAACGACGTCTTGCCGGCCTAAGCAACGAAATAACCGAAGAACAGAGGGCCCAAAATATAAGGCTTTCTAACTCAAAGGTGAAGCCGTTACCCATGCTGGATACCTTCTGATAGCTAATAACACTACCATCAGGCATAGTGCCCTGGGAAGAACGAGACTGCTTTATGGCCTCGAACCAATCAGGCGGCAGGAGCTCCTCGACGAGCCTTAAGGACACAGTGTCCGAGGCAGAACTCAGGTCAATAGTTGCGTACTCACCAGTTGAACTGGCAAGATGCGCTAGCTGCTGATTCCAAGTTTGATCGTCAAGGTTAACTCCTACACGTTTCAACCGACTACGGAGGACTGAACCAATACCCTTCTGAACATACATGTTCAAGTCAGGCTCGATTGCAATCACCCTGTCGATCTTGGCACTCTTAGGTACAGTAGTAACCTTATTTCCGCAAACGATCTCGAAGAGCTCTTCCACCTGCTTCATGGTGGGTAGATTCAAGAAGTCGTCACGGGACCTTGTACCGAGGAGGTGATTAAACCACCCCGGACTGCTTTTCACGGCAGCAAGGGCTAACAAGGAGTTTGCCTTCGTCGTGTGGGGCCGAACAACCCCAAATTTGAAGTACGCATCGCCGCGGTCACGTCCAAGGGAAGTAGAAGCCCCTGGTCCGAATCCAAAGCGAGCAGACGCCTCGTCCCAATCAAAGGGACCGAGCATACTAGCTATTTTAACGCGAGCAGTCCAAAGGAAAGACTCGGGCGTGTAGGGGGTAGTTAAACCCGACACGTAGCGTTCTGACCAATCTACATTAGTACGTCTGCATTGTTCCTCTGCAGAAAGAAACTTATCGAAAGCTAGCTGCGCACGATCAACACCAAGTTCGAATGAATCGAACTTCGACATTAACTCGCACGCGAGATAGTCATCACGGAAGAGACCTGCATCGGTGTACTGCAAAGGATCAGCAGTCATCGAAACAAGTTCCATAAACTGCCCACTTCTGGACAGTCTATGAGCTCGTTCGGCGAGAGGAGAACAGAGAGAAGAGTAAATCCTCTCTGCTATACACGTTGCGGCACTTTCGAAACGGCGGTACATCCCGGTTAACCCGGGGTGGGAACTTTTGCTCTTCATGTGGATTCAATCCTCGTGAAAATTGAGCGTGCCGAAAATGAAGTAAAAAGTGAGATTTATGGCGAGAAGCCATAGTCACACCCTTACCCGTAGGCTGGATCAAGGTTACCAACCGCATCCGTAAACGGAAGCGAGGCGACCAAAGATACCAGGCGGGCCTTCATATCAGTACGCTCGGCAGCGGTTCCGTTGACGGGCATCAACGCGGTGATGAAGAACGTGCTGGTTCTCAGCAGGTCTCCAATCGCAGCGTTGGCCGTCCCCACCGTCTCGACCACCGGCACCGTAAGCTTGAACTCGAAACGGACAACTTCCGACTTCGCACTCTGGGTCATCTTTTCGGTTAGAAACGAGAACGAATTCCCGTAACCACCCGAGCGATTGGCCCAAGTTGCAATGCCGTTGGACGTACCGTTGGGAGCGTAAACGACGCTGTTAAGCGTCACGTTCGCTTGCTGTGACATGAGTTTCCTCAAGGAAGAGAAGTATAGGGGCTAAATAGCCTTGCTACTTCTGTCGACGACGGATAGCCTGCGCGAGCAACGCAACAGCGTTAGCTACATGCTGGCCGGAAAACGGGTTTTTGAAACGGGGCAACCCAGCCCATGGAGACGAGCCGTATACGGAACGGGTCATACTAAACCCTTCTGAGTTATACGTGGCACCTGAGTGCGCAACTCGGATATCACCGGAAACCAACCCGGTGCTATGCCAAGTACTCGTTGCTGTCAAACGGGACATTTTTGACGCAGTTCCAGAAAGGAAATCCCAACCAAAATCGGCATCTAGCGTATTAAGCCAGTTTCCGACGGGAAGAACCCAATCCAGAACGAACGACAATCGTGTCTTCTCCCACGCAATCAACAAAGGGTTGGTTAGACCCAAGGAAGAGAACGTGGCCAATACCGGATTCCTCAAACGGTAATAGAGAACGACCTTGCAGTTATGCTTTCGCACATCCACAACGTCGAACCCATAAAGACCGCTGAGGTTCATGATTTTCCGCCAAGCAAACTTATCACCGTAACCAGAAGTGCCAACCACATGAACATTATAACGGTTGGCATCCTGATCGCGGTGGGAAAGGGCCTGGCATGAATCATTAATATCCGATAATAGAGGCTTCCAACCGTATTGCAATTCAAGGAAGCGGTTCGGGATAACCCGTAGCTTCTTGAACTCACGTGAGTTGCTAATACCGCGATACTTTTTCCAGTCACCTGGTCGAGTACGGCGGCGGGAAGCAAGGACTTGTCTCCAATCTTTAGGAAATTTGTCCTTGAAATCACGTATTTGCTTAGCGATTGTTTTTACATTCGACGAAAATAAATCCGCCGTCTGTTTTCGCTCAGCAAACGCAACACCTAGATTCGGCCGCTGATTCTTCAGCTTCAAGAGAGCTTTACTTACTGCTACGCCCTGCAACCATGCAGGAAAAGCAGGCATGATGCTCCCAGCCAACGTCCAGAGATACCCGTCTACATAGATGAGATGAACACCTTGGCTACACCCCAACGAGGGGTCTGCCTGAGTGCGCGTCACAGTGCAGTGCGGGTACGGATTGTCTACCATAAGGCTATGATTCCAGGCACCAGGTGATCGCCAACCAGAGTTACGATTTCTGGGATGGTTAACACTGACGGGCCTGAC